ACCGCGTGGGTGTGGATTGTAGCATCAAGAAATTTTCCACCAGAAATACCACGAGATCTAGTGACGTTCCGCAAAATGGTTGCTTGCGGCATCTACGGGGACGACATACAGGTGTCGGCCCATTTGGATTTAGAACCGTATTATAATATTCGAGAATTTAATACAGTTTTGAATCCATACAATATTCGGATGACAATGCCTGATAAAAGTGAAGGAAATTCAACGTACGATTTAGTGGAAAAAGGAATACTTTTGAAAACTGGATATCGCGTGCTTGGAAATAACGTGTATCCAATGTTTGATTACAACGTGGCTTTCGAAATCATGAATTGGATAAGAAAGACAGATGAGCCAATTCTCGCGTTACAAGAAAATTGCAATAGTGCGTTGAGAATATTCTTTTTCTATGGACCTCGTCTGTTTAATACAACGCGCCGATACATACAGAAAGTTGCGGTACGAAAAGGTTTACAGCTGGATCTGTATCAATTTGCAGATTTGTTTGTTGAGTTTGAAGCAAAGGGTTTCGCTTTTCCACCAGAATTTCTTGAAACAAAATGGCGAAATAATCTCGAAAACATGAAGGATAATACATCTGAACCACGAGATGTTGCTTGCACAAATCCTTTCAACTTATTGTGCGAAACGTGGGAATAATCTTAGATTTAGATTAGAAAAACAAATCAAGACTTCAAAATTTAAAATATAATGTTATGGAAGAATTTGGAAAGAATGTATTAGAATCAGTTTTAAAAGAAATGTTACCGAAGGAGTTGAGTGGTGATTTATTTGACAAATTCGGGAAAGATTTAACCGGTGAAATGATAGCCGGTGCTATGATGGATAAACCGAATGATCAACGATCTGCTAGCCCATTTTTAAGAAAACCTCTCCCTGCCCTTTGTCACTCAATAGGTGTGGAAAATTCGACACGTTTGAATTTGGAACCCGGAGCACAATCGCTTTGTGAGTTTCATCATTTTGGTACCACCGTCGATGAGATGACTTGTGATTATCTTCACAAGTTGCCAACTATCTCTCGACTTGGTGCACCTTGGACGACAGGAATGACCCCAGGAACAACAATTGAAGGTGGATACTTAGGTCCCCTTTCTCAATTACAAAGTGTCCCTAGAACAGTTATGAATGCGCCGTATTCTACCGTGAATATTCATCCTACAACATGGGAAACAGCTCTTATCTTGTCTGGCACTCGATATTGGCGTGGTTCCATAAAGTTTAAATTTCACGTTGTAGCCTCCCCCTTGATGACAGGTCGTATAGCGTTTTGTCCATTATATGGTGTTTATGCTCGTCCAACAGTAGCAATGACGATTAATCAAGCGATGGGATATGCAATGCATGTCCATGATTTACAGGACGAGTCGAACACATTTGAAGTAGAAGTACCATATGTTAGTATGTACCCATATTTAAAAGTATGTAATGGAGTTCCAAACACTGATGCCGCTTATGCTACAACGGTTGGAACTTTGGCAGAAAATGTTGAATTAGCAAAGTGGTTTTTCGGAGCTTGGCGACTTGTAGTTTTGAATCCATTGAATTGCCCAGATACATGTCCCAATACTGTATATATAAATATTTACATGTCAGGAGGAAATGATTTTGTGACAGTAGGAAATTTTGATCAAAATGCAACATTACAACCATTTATGGCTGGTGCCGCTGATGGAGAACCACATTCTGGTTGGGACAATCAAGCTAGTATTGGAGGTTCTGGTTGGGAAGATAAGACAAGTATTGGTGGAGATGGAGTAGTTGCACCAGATGAAACAGGAAAACAAGAACTGGGTGCCGTTGCAATACACGAACGTGAAGTGGTTCGTGAAACCCACGGTCGTGGGTGTGAAGCTAAACTCTCAAAAATGGTAGTTGGGAAAGACCATAATTGGACCCTTCCTGATATGATGAAGAAATTGAATTTGTTGAAAACAGGTGTGTGGAATACAACTCACATTGCTGGCACAGAATTGGAAAAACTTCGAATTCCCACTGATGTTTTGTTACCTTTGGGTTGCGGACAAAGCACCCATGCAACGGTGTGGAACAACTTTAGATATGTAAGATGGCAATCAATATCAATAACAGTGACAATAAATTCAAATAAATTTCAAGTTGGATCGTTGAATTTGAATTATTATCCAGGATTGAATCCAACTGCGTTTACAGCACGCTCATTTGGAACGCCGGCTTCACAGACAACAGTGACACACGGCATTATACAAGCAGGAATGTCAAATTCCATAACCTTGAAACTACCATGGATTAATGGTATGGAATATATGACTACGGAGAATTACAATATAAATTATTTAACGAACCCGTGGCAAGAATTAGGAACGTTAGGGCTTGTAGTTTGGAATCCACTTTTGGTAGGAGCTACACAACCTGGAACCGTGGCTTATTCAATCTTTGTGGAATTTAATGGTTTGGAACCTCATGTTCCAAGAGTCATGCCTTCTTTTGGTGATGGTTTTGATGAAATAAATGACAATGTTGATAAGGATTATGTTGCATTAGGTATACCACATGTTGGTGAAGATGGAGCGGTGGATGATGTTAGAAACATGGCTTCTTCAATGAAAAAGAAAAGAGCGGTTATTGACAAAGCGGTGGTGAAAGGAAACACTCACTTTGGTGAACATTTGAAGTCATACAAGGATTTGATGAAACGTTACACACCGTTCATGTCGTTGCAAAACAAGATATCAGCAGCGGTTAACGATGGATTTCGTGTTGAAAATACTTACACATCTTCGGTTGCTTTTCCAGCTTCGATTCCAATAGAACATGTCACCGGTACACAATTTATTAATTACCGTGGACCAATCGGAGCAATGGCTTGTATGTATGGATTTTGGCGTGGTGATTTGCGCTATATGGTGTTACATCGTATTGACAAATCGATTACAGCGCAAAATCAGGTGTATTTTAACCCGATAGATAATGGAGTGTCAGCTAGAATGAGACATCTCGGATTTGACACACGTACTGTGACTGACGATGTTGCAGTATCGAATTACGTAGCCGATATTTTTGCCGCGGATCCATCGATATACAAACTTGATACCAACGCAAGTTTGTTTCAATATGCACATAATTCAAGAGGAACAACGAATGCAATCGATTTTACAGACGATGGCGCTTCTTGGAATTGGGTGGAAGTCCCTTATTGGTCACAATATAAAATAATGAAAGTTCCGTTTTATTCATCAGAAGGAGGAACACCGAATGGATATTTTGACCACATTGTTTTAGGAGAAGTTGTTGCCACAACAATCTTTAGAACAGCCCAAGCTGCAACAGATTTATATGATGAAGTTACATGTTTGGTAGCAGCCGGAGATAATTTTCGCTTTGGTTGTTTGTACGGAGCATTGATTTTTACGTTCCGTATATTTATAAATGGTTTGGACGCCACACATCAGTTAACACCTGCATTGTATGACCCATGGCCGGTCCAACCAACACAATATTAAATGAAG